GGTAGAGCATGAGGGCTTGGTCGCCCGTTGTCCGCCACAACTCCCCCGTGAGCGTGCGGCCATCAGTATTGCTCGGCCCGGTCACGCTCCACGCCATCGACTGCGCCCCCTCTCCTGCGTCCACCTCCAAGACGGGAGACAGATTGCTGGGAATCGGACCGCCACTGGCAACTGGCGTGTTGTCTACATAGCGGTAGTAGCACTGGTACTTGCCACGCAGGTGCGGGCGGGCCACTGCAAACGCTTCAGCCCCGCCTGCGACAGCAGACACCTGCGGGAGCGTCTTGTAGCCGCCGCCGCCGGACTCTAGCGATACGGATGAGATCGCCCCGTTGGTCACCTTGCATGTGGCGTATGCGCCAAAGCCTGACGCCGACGTGATCTGGATCTCCGGAGCAACCACGTATCCGCTGCCGGCGTTTGTGATGGTGATGGACTTGATGGAGAATCGCGGCGTGGACGTGTTGTTGGCGTGGCCCGGCGGATAGCCTTCGATGATGATCGTCTTGTTGGCCGGCAGCGCACCACGCGCGCCTGTGGTGGCGTTCCATGAGGAACCGCTGGTGATCTCGATCCGCACTGGGTCGGTCTGCGAGTATCCTGTGCCGGCGGTTTTGGCCGTGACGGACCGGACAAACGGCGACTCCGACCAAAACACGAACGGCGTGCTGCCGACGCACTTCGTCTCCAGGACTCGCTGCCCGTAGAAGTTCACTCGCGCCACCGCGCCAGTGCCTGTGGCGCCGCTCACGGTGTACGTCAGCGTGGTCGTGACCGGCACATAACTGGTCAGGTTACTCGGCCCCAGACCGCATGCGTTGTGGTAGACCGAGACTGTGCGTGCCACAGACCCGCTGCCATTGGTCAGCGGAATATCGACTGCCCCCCATGCGGCGTACACGGTGCGCTGGCTTGCGATGTAGTCGGTTTCGTCATCGAACGGCGGCCCTTGCAGCATCTCGTAGTGCGTGATAGAGCCGGGATTGGGGGGCGTGCCGTCCATGACGGGAGTTAGCACGGCTCCCGTCCCGTGCGTGGTACTGAGGACGATGGGCGGAGGAGCCGGGTAGTGCTTGCCGCCGTCCGTCACAACCAGTTCGCTGACGACCGACTGGTTGAGGTAGGACTGGGCCTTTGCGGCCCGATAGCCGGCCGGAGGAGATGCGGGGGCGGTGAACGTCACGGACGGGGCGGCGTTGTATACGGCACCGGGCTTGTGAACATCGGCGCGGGCGACGTAGTACCGCTTCGTGGTGTTCAGCGTGATCGTCGGTGCGGTCGCTGGGGGCGCGATGCCGGCGTTCGTGGCCGTGCCGACCCCATTCCAGCGCCTGCACGGGATGCCCAAACCCTGCGCGATAATCAGTTCGCCGTAGCGACCCTGCGCGCACGAAATCGGATGCGACGTACTGAAGCCGGATGCAATGACGGTCACGACGGCGGCTCCCCTGCGTGGTCGTGGAACGTCCCCGTGTAACTGCTCTGCACCTGCCCAGAGGACGGAGACAGCGATGGGTCAATGGGGCTCGACAGGGCTGTGCCGTACGCTGGCGTTGCCAATGCCCGCACTTGTCCAGAAGCGTCCAGGACAATCATCTTGGCGGCGTTGCCGAAGATGTATGGATAGCAGTCCCGGATTTCTGGGGCCGCGCTCGCGAACGACACCGGCCGCATGCCGCCGCGACTGGTGAGTTGGCCGGGAGTTGCCGTGACGATATTGGTCTGCTCGACGGCAGCGCCCGCAGGGATGGCATACGGGCTGGCGTTTGTGACCAGTCCTGCCCACATCGCTTCGGCCACGACTACACCCCCGTGTCTGCGCCCGAAGGCGAGTAGTACCCAAGTGAACGCGGGCCGCTCACAACGATGCCGTCTGGGCGAGTACCACTGAGCGGCGCCACCACGTCCGCCTCAAAGGCCATCCGCAGGTCGCGGGCGTAGACGGTCAGCGATCCCTCGACGTTCTTGCCCATCATCTTGGCGACCCACACCTCTGCGCCGGACAGCACTGCCGTGAACATGGTGTCGCTCACGTCGAGGTAGTCCGACACGACTGTCTTGGCGTTGGCGGGCGGTGTGCCCACCAGACTTCCTGCGACCCCGATGATTTCTTCGGCCGTGAACGGGTTGATCCCCGCTGGCCCCTCCGGAAAGGCGGTGGCCGTGCCGTAACGCTTCACCAGCCCCGTCGTGGACAGCGATCCATTCCGGCTCGCTGCCTCGTAGCCCATGTACCGCAGTGGGGCAGGCTTCCGCCGGTAGGTGTAGGTCAGCGTTTGCGTGATGTCCGGGTCGCCGACGACCTTCAAGGCCCAGCGGTCGTAGAGCGTCGGATGCTTGACGACGGTCCACAGAATGGGCGAGTTGAGTTCCGGCAGCACGACGTTGAGTCGCGTCCACTCCATCGGCGTGACGTACTTCACAGACGACGGACTCGTCCCGGGCGGGATGATGGAATCCACGTTCCGCACATTCGCCGGCAGCGTGTAGGTGAAGCCGGGACCGCCGCCGGCGTCGGGCGTGGTCAGGGTGGCTGTCGTGACGTGCCAGGTCCAGTCGCGGGCGTGCGTCACGTCGCGGTGGGCGTGGTGTGCAGCGGCCCGCAGCAGGCGATGCTCGCTGTCCTGAGCCCCGCCGCCAACGGAGTTCATTAGGTACTCTAGAATGTCCTGCCCGCAGTAGTACATCGACGCCCCCTGCGTGACCGGATAATCAGCCCTTCACGCTCACGCGGAACGTCGCCGTGCCCGCGTTCGTCACCGCCACGATGAACGGAGCGGCGAACAGGGCATCTGGCAGCGTGTAGGCGTTGTTGGCCGCAATGGTCGTGGTCACACCCGAGCCGTCCGCATTGAGCGGCATGGGCGTGAGTTCCGGACCGAAGGCGACATGCCACGTAAGCGTCGTGGCACTGGACACGGCGTCCACGACGAGCACGCCGCCGGCTGCGGCAGCGAACGGAATCTTGGGGCTGGTGCTGGTGCTGTTCGTGGCGACGAACGTGCCCGTCACGGAGTTGAGTCGCTCGATCTTGTGCGGCATTACTTCTTCTTCCTTTTCCAGTGGGGCACGATGCGGTCCTTCACCTTCTCGATGGCCTCGCCACGCTTGAGTTTCGGGTTGTTCTTCATCTCTTCCCGGACATGCTCACGCAGGATGCGGGGGTTGATGTCCACTTCCTTCGGCGGCCCCTTCTCCGGCGGCACGTAGTCCACGATGCCGTGAACCTCCAGGTCGCGCTTCTTGGCGACCCGCAGAATGTCGGCGGTCGAGTCCACCCACGCCTCCGGGTCGCGGTGGCCCCGCTTGTCCGCGATGCCGCCCATGTAGAACTTGCCGGTGGTGTTGATCCCGGCGGCGCGGGCTTGCCCAATCAGCCAGTCCGCCTGCTTGCGGGGAATGTTGTTGAGCCACTCGCCACCCAGCCGACCCTGCATGAAAGCCCGGTCGCTGCCTCGCGTGCCAGGAGGCTGACGCAGGGCGCACATGGCCGCAAACCGCTCCGTCTGCCCGTCCGCAATGAGGCGGGCGTAGTGCGTGCGGACCTCCGCACTGGAGGCGGCAATCTCTGGCGGGAGTTGAATGGCAGTTTTCATGGCACCTATAGGTTCTTGTCCTGTCACGGCTGCATCTCGGGCGGCACCTGCGGGGGCGGACCTTCTGGCATCGGTGGCGGCTGATCGGGTGCGGCACCCTCTGGGCCAGCAGGCGGACCTGGAGGCATTCCGGGAGGGCCGGGAGGAGGAGGAGGTGGCGGCGGAGGCGGAAGCAGGTACGGCTTGGCGTCGATGTCCAGGCTGTCGGCCCAGTCAGAAATCAAGGCGTTCAGCGGATCCACCATCCCCATCGGAACCAGCCCTTGCAGGATCGGGCCAAGCGTCTGGAGTGCCGCCTGCATCTGCTCGACGCGGGTGGCCTTGTTGGGCTTGCGGGCTGACCCCGCCTCTACCCGGTACTCAAACTCACGGGCCACCGTCGCCGGGTCCATGCTGGCGATGTGCTGGCCCCATGCGGCAGCCCCCAGCGGACCGACGATGGACTCCACGTCCTGCGGCCGGAGCAGCCACCGGGCTGCCAGCGCCTCTCGGCGGGCCAGAAGGCTCATGGAGTCCTCCAGTCGACTCGCCATGTCGTCCGGACGAACAGACAGTTGCTCCGCCTTCACGTTGGCCTCTGTGGCGCTCCGTATCTGGCTGGAGGTCATAGCGTACGCGAGTTCGGTCAGGCCCACTCGCTTGTCGAATTGCTGGGCAACGGCGTCCACGATGCGCCACAACTCCGGCGACACCTCTGGCAACTGGAACACCGAGATGAGGTCGTTGACGCTCCGTCCAAGCGTCTCGCTGATCTCCACGACCTTGAATCCCTTTTCCGACTGCGCGAGGATTTGGTCTTTGATGTCCTGGTCCGCCGCCTTGCTCACGCCCAGTAGCGTCTCGCAACTTGTGGCTACACGCTGGGCGATGAACGACATCGCGAAGTTCAAGAACCGCAGTTCGCCGATGCCCGGCTTGATGTGGCTGATCGGCCACACGTATCCCGGCTTGCGGTGGAAGTCGAGGGCCACGAACGGCCAGCCATTGGCCTCCGCCCAGAACGGAATCGGCCATTGCACGGCACGGAACAGTCCCGGAGGCATGCCGGTCGCCTCATCGACCTGCTCCTCTAATGCCGCTGTCGGCATGTTGAGCGGGTGCGGGATGCCCTCGCAGACGACGATGTAGCAGTTGTCGCCTACGGAATCGAACGTGCCGACCAGTTCCTTCGGCATGTCCTTGAGCCTGTCGCCCAGCCCCGTCTTGCTCCAAATCTTCCAGTAGGTGACCAGTTCGTTGGACTTGCCAGCCTTGCGGCCTTTGTAGGTCTGGTCTTCCTCCGTGAAGATTTGATTGTCGCCAGCACCGTCAATCGGCTTTGCGCCGTCCAGATGGCCCTTGAGTTGCTCGCGATCCAGGCCGTACTGGCGGGCCACTACGTCAATCGGGTGCGTGCAACGCCGGGCGCACCATGTGATGTCCTCGATCTCGGTGGCGTCCGGATCGAGAGTGAAGTTGTCCACGCTGTCGGCAAACGACCCGATGATGCCGATGTCTGAGCCGGGAAGCGTAACCATCTCGGTCCACCACACGCCCATGCCCTTGATGATCGCCTCATCCACGACGCGACGGCTGTGC